CTGGCTTAGAAGCAATCTTAGGTGCTTGAGCAACTGGCATGTCATCTTCTGACATTTGAGCAGCTGACTTAGCAGTAAAAGAATCACCAGACAAAACAGCGTCAAGTTTACGCTTCAATTCATCATAAGATTTAAAGTTCTTACGATCTAGGAATTCAGCCAATTTATATTGACCTTGTGCAACATTCACGATGAAGTCATCATCACCAACTGGTGCTGGTTCACTGAATACTGACTCATCATAGTTTGCGTAACCATCTTTCTTACGCATACGAAGTTTGAAGTTAGCACCTTCCCAGAAGTCAAACACGTTGACTGGTTTTTCATCTTCGAAAGTAGGACGAGCCTTGTCCATAATCTTGTCGAAGATTTTCTTACCAAACTTAAACAAGAATACCTTACCTTCATTCTCAGGATGCTTTGGATCGCTGACAACTAGAATGTTGGCAATGAAACTTAGTTTACGTTTTTGTTTGCGAGCAATTTCTTTGTTCGCATCTGAACCACTGTTCCATAGTTGAGTGTTTAATTCACCAACAGGATCGTTTTCACCAAGAGTGGTTAGAGAGTTTTCGATATACCACTTACCAGTTGGACCCTGGAAGCCATGGCTGAAGATACGAACCCAAGGAAGTTCATCACCATCTGCACGAGGTAGGAATCGAATAGTTGCTGTTCCGTTACCAGCCTTATCACCTTCTAGACGCCAGAAGCGATCGTCTACATAAGACTTTGATTCGGATTGGGGGTTTGCGATTTTGTCGAATTCTCCAGCGATTTTGCCGAAGTCTTGATTACGCATTTTGCGGAGTGTTTGAATGTCCATCGTATTTTCCTTTGTATAAATGTATTACGGTTTATTTTTGATATATTGAATATAGATCTCATCATCAATTTCAATCTCTTCATCGAACGAGTTATCGTTCAAATCAAAGTCATCATTATCTTCTTCAACATAACTATTTAGCGTTTTCATACCTCCAGTTTTTTTACCATTGGTATGTTTTGCATGCTTTCCAGAACGCCCACTGGAAACTCTGTCGTCATACTCATCAAAACTGCGAGTAGACTTATTATATGTACGACCCATTTTAATCTAATTCTTCAACGAAATGTTTGAATATCTTACCTAGTTTTTCTTTATCATATTTGACAAAACCAGAAAGTTTCTTGATTCTTAAAAGTTCATCATTCCATATATACTGAACAGTAGGATTATCCAACCAATGTTCAACAATATGGTCAAGTTCATTAATAATTACAAGTGTTTCAATCGATAATTTATTTCCTAGAAAAAGAGTTAATGCAACTGGGTATTCATTGAATTTAAAATCAAAGATACTAGAAGTGGGTTGTTTATTTATCTCAACGTATGTCAAAAGCGAAGCCAAATCATCGATAAAGATTTTTGTAATACTTTGCTTTCTTCGATACCATTCCATTAAATTTTCGTCAGCTTCTTGACCTGCGTAAATTGCAGTCTCGTGTCCATATGCAAAATTAGCAACAAAGAACTGAATAATATCACGGTCATTGTTAAACTTTCTTGCTAACTTTTCAAATATGAATCTGTCATTACGAGCATTAAATGCTTCACGTGATCCTTTAACATTACCTCTATTTTCAAAGACGTTAAATTTTTCAGTGGTAAAGTGTAATTTTAATGCAAGATAGTAACGATATGCTTTAAAGCCGTCCACGTTTTGCTCTCAATTCCCTACATTGTTCTCTGACTTGTGGTGGAAAGTCTGGAGAGATCTCAGCAATACTACAGTCATATTTAATTGTTCTTCCTTTTAATGACTCAGCAGAATATACAAAAAATATTACCTGAGCGCAAATAAATGCCAAAATAACAATTAATGCAAGGATATTTTCCTTTGTAGCATCAGACATCTAATTTCGCCTGTTTCGGTAAATAGTTTTCTTCTCTAAAATTTACTTCTAGTTTATCTTTAAGAGATTTATTAACAAGTTTTGCAATATCTTCAGGTTCAATAAAGTTCTCTCTACAATATTGAAGAATCGCTTCCATATGCGTCATCTTTTTATCACGCACAAGTTGTTCAATATGTAATGAAAAGTCGTTTGAGTTTTTAAACATTCTTTTTGATCCAATATTCGGTATTACGAATTTCTTGGCAAAGTTTATTGTATTCTTCAGATTTAGTTCTGAAGAGTTTCCAGATTGGAGTGTTTGGTTTATTAGGATCCATCTGTTTATCAAATTTGTCTAGATACATTGTAAAGAATTTATCTAGTTTCATTCTTTCAATAGAAAGATCTCGGTATTTAGCTACGTAGTCCATTTTATAATTATACCTGTTTTATTTTTGCAAAGCAAATTTCTTCAAATAATCTTTTGCGTCTTGATATTCAGAATACTCTAACAGTTTCTCAATAACATCAACTCCAGGCTCATATAACCCTGCAAGTTGGTTTGGTGATAATTCTACGAATCCACCATCACCTCTAACAGTATATGTAATACTACCATATCCCTGATTCATAAATCTACTATTACTTAATGCACGTTTCTTATTCATTAACCTCTCCTCATAGTTGCAATTTCGACAGCTTGTTCGTCGGTAAAAATTGGAACAGCATTAGACTTATGCATGGTACCGATACCTTTGATATTAGTACCTGTATAAACTGGATTGGCTTTCAAAGTAGCAGAACCACGATCAACACCATTATTAAGACTCAGAATCTTAGGGGTCTCCCGACCAGCAGGTATTCTAAGTGAGTACACATCACTGAGTTGTTGTTTTGGTTTCGCAACAGTCTTTGTGGCATACTTCTTGAGCAACGCTGCCCAACTTGCATCTAACTCACGTTGTTTTGCATTCGGCTTGCGTTTTTTAGACTTCGGTGTTCCAGTATGAATCATTTGCATAATATAGCTCCAAATCAATCGTCACAGTATATATTATACTACGATTCGGAATCAAAGTAAAGCGATATTTTGTAATCCCCTATAAACTAAAGGGTTACTTTTTAGGGGTGTCGGAAGAGGGTTTTGTGTGGGTTTGAGCGTATTGCATGCAAACCCAACTATCGCCACCATATGCACATTTTACTGCAATAGGATCAATTCCCTTTACGATTGCAGATTCGATATTTCTCTCTAGAGATTTCATTTCAGTATATTTGTTATAGCCAATTGCGCCGATTAATCCTAAAATTGCAAATAAAACAGAGAGGATAAAAACTACTAATTCTACGGTATCTTTTTTACCATTTTCCATCATCAATTACTCCTTTAATTGTTAGTGGTCCAACTGTAAGTGAATGAACGACTATACCAAATCCATCATCTTCGCTCTTACATGCTACTCTCCAATGATATGGATTTACTGCAAATGTAATCCATATACCAGAGTATTTCAAATAATCAAGAAAGTTCTTTAACTGCATCACATAATCCTAATTTCTTGGCTTCTGCTGCGCTCAACCAAATATCCTGCGGTGGAAGTAATACATCTCGGATTTGATCTTCTTTCAAACCAGTACATTTCTTATAATGTGTGATCATCTTCTTTGTAGTAAGATCAAATTCTTTAACAGTGGCAAATAGTTCATGTTCTTTACCAAAAGCACCCCATGAGTACTGGTGTGAGAGAATAGAAGTATTTGGTGTCAATAATCTATGTCCTGGACTTCCAGCAATAAAAATCATAAGACCAGCAGAAGCAACTTGGCCAAGTCCAATTGTTCTAATTGGAATTGCTGACCCACGCATTGTATCAATCAACGAGAACGCAGCATTTAAATCGCCACCTGGACTAGTAATAATCAAATTTAAAAGTTCAGGTTGTTCTTCGCTGAAGTTTGCTTCGAAAATCCATTCAACTGCAGGTTTAATACTTGCCAGTGTAATCTCTTCCATCAGAAGGTAGAAAGAATGTCGTGATTGTTCTTCCTTCAGTTGGATATTCATTTTTGACATCATCATTTTTGGCACTTTCTTT